ACAAAACCCTTTAATATTAAATACACCCATCTCGGATTCAATTCCACAATACCATTTGCCCCCGTGATTAATCTTCCCGTCGCCACCACACTCACAACACACTGCAGGCCCAATTCTATTGTCTTCTTTAATTATGGTCATAACTTATTAGCATACTTTGTGTGTTCATCACGACATTCTATACTACACCACCTACGATTGTCTTTGACTTTTGCTTCGCACCATATACAACGACCTGTATTATTATCAGGCACTTCTGTATCTACATTAGATAATGTTGCTTCGAGCATAAGCCGAGTTTCTTTATCAGCATTATCTAAATCATCACTCATACCATATGGCCTTTTGTCCACGGACTTTTTCTCATTCTTTGTTTAGTAGTAATAGGTTCAGGTAGAACAACTCCCCACTTTTCTAATACTGAAATAGCTACCCCCGAGTAAACTGCTACCTTGTTCCTTGTAGTATTGGGTTTTCTATTCATATAATCTTCTGCTCTTTCTATGATCTTTTTCTTTTCTTCTTCGGTATATGCCACTTTCACTTACTTTCCTTTCGTTTTAAATTAAACAGGGTTCACAGGTTTTAACTGCAATATCATAATCACTCATTTTTTGTAGCTTGGTTCTTTTTTCTACAATTTTTTTCATAGTAAACTCAGGCTTATCTCTTATAAAATACTCGGCCTCTAATTTGCTATGAAAACGTCTAATAGATTCTGCGTCACTATCATAAACTATATACAACATTTTAACTATCCTCCTTACTTAAGTATTAAGAACTGGTTATGCGTGTATCATTAATCTTCGCAATTACCTCCAACACAAAACTTACCATTTAATATTTCGTTAGCTAAATCATTACTTACTACCTTACGTTCAGCGTCATTAATGTGTTTTTCTAACCCTTGTATGTCATCACTTTTTAAGAGTATATTAATCTCATCAACAATAGCTTGTGCGTCATCAACATGAGTATCACCTATACTATGATGGTTAAGTAACTCTATGTGGGCTTGTAATAAACTCTTAACTCTTTTAAATAAATCTGCACTCATTTCTTACCCTCCTTTTCAATTCGTTTGTTAGCATACCATATCATTTTCTGTAAATCTTGCTTTAAGTTATTTTTATGTTTACATCTAAGTAGGTATTTCCCGCATTGCCATAGTAGTGGGTCATCAGAGAAAAACTCCTCTAGTATCTCAATTGCTTCCCATTTGTGATTTGTATAATGCGGAGGGTGGTTAACTAAATCTTTCTTTGTCGAAGCGTTTCGACTCTTTTTCTTCGGTGGTAAATCTATAATTGTTATTGCCATTATTTTTTATTCTCTCTAGTAAATTGATAAATGCTTTTCTTGATATACGACTCTAGCATATCAATATTTGTTTCGTCAATAACTAACGCTTGACCTTTAGCTTTACTGATGTCACTCAAGTGTTTCTTCTGTAACTCAGTAGGTTTGTTACCATCACTCTTACACTCTATACCCAGAAACCTGCCTTTAAAGCAGCCGATTATGTCAGGCACTCCACTAGCACCATACCCTCCTGTTGCAGGCATACAGTAATAACAGTCTAATTTTTTTAATATCTTCTTCACTTTCTCTTTAACTTTCTTCTCGTTTGCCACTCTCTATCTCCTTTAGTTGTTTATCAGTCATCACTATCACATAAGTATTAGCATAAACTCTCCACCCTATGTCTTCGAAGTCAGACTCACCATCATCTAGAAACTGGTGACGCACGTAGCAATCAGCTTCAGATATATTTACTGACCACGGATTTTCTATTGGAATACTCACGGCATTTATCATAGCATATTTTAAATGCAGCCATGCAGGTAGGTCTTCAGGAGAGATGTATCTTGTAGTATTTGTGTTGGTATAAATTGTATAGCGTGGAGATTGTCGAAAGGTGTCGACGGGATCAACTTGCGTCAATACCATGCGACACCTCTCATCATTACTATTGAAGTGGCTAGGTCTTGGAGATAGTTTTACATCTTCTCTTCCAAGACTTGCGTCTGTGTTTTTGTATCGCATTCATCTCCTTTAGTTATTAGTAGCCAATGTATGCTAAACGGATTATTATAAGAACCCTCGCTATATGTATTTGTTTTATACAATACACCCAAGTCTTCCTTCCATGAAACATAATTACCTCCTAGCCAATACTCTCTATAAACGTCTTGGTCTTGGTCTTCCAAAGTAACTTTAAGCATTGTAAGGATAGGTTTTATATCCTCATACGATTTAAAGTCCTCTATACTTTTAATGACATCAGTATCTTTTAACTCATAATACTTCAAATTAGCCTGACCTAAGATTGATTTTCTTAAATCCTGACCAATGTTAAAGTTACCTACTATTACACTATTAGTATTCCTGTTTATACCAAAGGCATAAAAGCCATTTTTCATTTCAGAGTCTACTATCTCTTTAGCAGACTTATAAGTTTCGCATAGTTTATTAGATTTGTCTACAAAGTCTTTAAAGTATGTATCATGTTCATGAGATATAGGTTTCTTATCACCATACAAACTTTCAACAAGTGCTAGTGTAGGTTGATGAGCCTCATATCCTCCACTCAAAGTTTTTAAATGTCTTTCGTAGTCAGTTTCCATATCTGAAATAAGTTTACCATCAACTCTAAAATTACCTTTCGTTGACTTCCCATCTATCATAAAGTCTCCAATATTTGCAAAGTTAATCTCTTTCTTGGCAATCGTTTTAATAATCTGAGATATTTTTACAGAGGATATTGTCTTTCTATCCCAAGAGTTTTTACCCCTGTCTTTGATTGATGTTTTGTAATGAAAGGCATACTTGTTGTTTGGTATATCCCAATATACTAATGCAACGGGCATACCTCGGCAACTCATCATAAAACAATCTTCAATGTTGTGATTTGTATCTTGCTCTGTATCATTTTTAGCATACCTATATTGGTAAGTATTATCATACTCATACCATGATATTGGATATCTCGAACTTACCTTTAGGCCATAGGTTAGATGTAGTTCTTGTATCAGAGGATAAATTGTCGTGCCTTTCATCTGTTCCTCTAACTCTTTTGTATACAATCCTGTTTCAATACAATTTTTTATGTCCATAGTTTTTCCTTATAGTTTAATTTATACATTATCCCAAGACACTGCTGCGTGACCCGGTAAACCTGTAAAGTTTTTGTTTTCTGTTACCACCCACAATGTAGGCGACTGAATGTCCCAACTGATATCATTCTCAACATAGCCATCAGTAAATACAATGATAGCTTGAGACTCTATGTTATGTTTGATTATATATTCAGAGACACATGACACCCTAGTCCCACCCCCACCATCAGGTTTAAGTAAGTCTCGGATTGATTGGTAGCTATCCCTATCAAACACTTGCTCTTTGGCAACTTCATAGTCCCACCAAAGTATTCGTATTCTTTCAGGAGTTACTGTATCGCAGATAGATACAACCTCGGTAGCAAACTCCCCCAACTCTTTCTGACCGATAGAAGCACTCGTATCTATGGCAAGAACCAACTCTCCAATCGTTTCGTTCTCCATCGATGGTAGGTAGATATCGTTTGCCATCATGCGTTTGTTAAACTTACGCCATGTATACTCGTCGTTACCCTTGATTGACTGTTGTATAAATTCTCTCAAGACTTCTCGCCAATCAATCTTAGGTTCAAACAATTCCTCAATGGCTCTAGGAACATTAGCACCAAATTTCCCTGCGAGTATGCTACCCTCTTTCAAAGCGTTCTCAATCTTTTGTTTCATCTCTTTGAGTTCCTTAGGAGTTTTCTCGCTGTCAGCAAAGTCATGCTCGTCTAGAGTCTTTAAACTATCAGGCGAAAGTTTACTGGGCTGGGTAGCACCTTCACTAGCTTCACCATCTCCCCCTGCGTCATTGCTGTCGCTAGGGTTCGACAACTGTTGCTTGAGGTCATCATAGACTTCCTTGACACTCCAATTGTGATACTTGTCCTCATACAGTCCACCTTCAGGCAGCTTGCATAGGTTCTCATCTTTAAGGTGAACAATGACATCGTTGACAACATAGTCAGCACAAGCATTCATAAGCATAGGGTTCTCTTGGAACAATCGCTTGAACCTTGAGACATGGTTGAGTGCCACATGTAAATTCTCATGTAATACCAATGCTCTCAACTCCATGTCATTGAGTTTCTCTATAAACTTTCTCCCATAGTATTTGTTAATACCATCGGTGCATGCCGTAGGGATATCATCTTTCACCTCTGACTTACCCATCATGATAATGCCTGAATACAAGGCAGTCTCTTGATGTTTCATCAAGGCCACGTGTGCCCTCTTAAGTCTTTGGTCTTCGTTGTATTGCATAGTTATCTCCTAGAATAAGTAATGGTTATTTTTTGCCCACTCTGCTATCTCGGCATTGTTCCTAGCTATCTTCACAGTCTTGGAGTTTCTGACAATCATAGTAAAGAATACTGCTTGCATTTCGCTACTCTCCATTCGCTTGAGATACTTCATGAAGGAAGTTAAGGTAGGCGAACTATCAATCTTGTCGACTGCTTGAAACATCAACATCAACTGTGCCGATATTTGTTCAGGTATCTTTGCCGACATAGGGTTAGCAATGATGTCAGTAAAGACAGGTAGATCTTTTTCAAGTCTCAAGAACGCACTCATGTCAGCACTCGCACTCTTACCGATTGTCCCACTCAATGCACACATGGTGGCATTATCCCCTAGCTTTTCTTTGTTATCGACAATGACAGAACACTTGTCCAATGAGCGTGGGGTTACAAAGGATAACTGTTGTTTCTTGGGGTTGAATATATAAGGGTTATCCTCTTGTCCCTCATCAAGATAACTTGCCAAACATCTAGGGAACGTATGCACAAAGGCACGAACCAATGACGATACTCCATTCTCGGTTGCCCATGTAAGCCAATCCTCAACATTAGGTTTTTCCATTTGCATAATGCACACTCTATTCCCAGCATGAGCTAACATAGTGTCACCAACTCCATCTGATTGGTTGTTAGAAGTGCCAAACACTATTGAACCCTCAGGTAGTGGTGTATCGCCTATCGTTCTCTCAAGCATAAGTCTAGTGAATATCACTTGCAATAGTTTAGGTGCTTTCATAAACTCATCAAGTAGTATCACTTTAGGTTTATCACTGTCTAATTTAAACAATGTCCCAACATAGTTTTCCAATGACTTGGTATCATGGTTCGGTATAGTCATTGCAATGTCAGACATATCTTTGACAGGACAATCCACATAGATGTAGTCATACTTGTCCCCCAAATCTTTCTCCAACATTTTCAACAGTGAGGTTTTGCCACACCCCGGCTCGCTTTGTATAATCGGTGTAATGGTTGTGCCGATTGTAGGTATAACGTTTCGTAGTTCTTTAATTGTTACTCTCATAGTTTTTCTCCGTAGTTAATTAAATTTAGATAGTATGTCATCTAGGTCAGTCTTTACTTTCACTCTCATAGCGTCACTATCTCTCAATAGTTCCGTTGATACACCCGTCAGGGTTGACTCAAGTTCATTGACTGCTTGAGATAGCTTGATACTTTTCTCATTGTCAATAGGCTTGAAGTTCTTAATGGTATTAGCCAATGCTTTTGCACGATTAAATGTTGTATCGTAAATGGCTCTCTTCTTGAACGTAGGGTTACCCTCTTTGTCTACCTTCTCGTTGACACCACAACAATAACTTAAACTTTGCAATACATCAGTGATACGTTCCATCTGTGAGTCCACCACATTATTCACAATCTCATCTGCTTGTTCTTGATACTGAGATTTCAAATCGTGAGCAATGTCTTCCGATACTTGACATCTGAAGTCATGGCTAGGCACTTCTGCTACATATAGTTTCATACTGAACTTCTGTCGAAGCGTATCGACATGAGGATAGTCATTACTATCAAACATATCCCCTTGCTTGAATGCCATGTCAGACACTAGGTTCTGGTAGTTAGTAAGAAAGTC